CTCCCGACTCTGCGAAGACCATACCACAAAAAGAGGCACGACACGGATCTGGAATCTCCTCTATCTTTATGGTAAAGCCCAAACGCCGATAGTCTTCAGCGCACAAGGGAACTGTGCTAGCAAAAAGACCATCGTCCCCCTCGACAAACCCGTAAATCTCACCGCCCTTCGAATGCGCGATGAACTTAGCGAGCATAAGATTTGTAAAGCCATTACCAAGGGAAGTGCACATGTCCCCAGACATTCGCCTAGCTTCGACCTCAGCCTTCATCCCCATCCTGTTGCGGAGCCGATTCTTACCGCACAGTGTATCACACAGCAGATGGCAGCCGGCATCATCTGCCAACATGTGTTTGTAGAGTTGCAACTCAAACACCTCCATGATCTGCCTAGTAAAATGTGATTCGAAGGCTGTGAAGTCAGTTTGATAAAATATCAAACCTGACTTCTTCATCTCTAGTATTTTGGCGGGTCTGTCTGGGACAGGGGTGTGCTTTATAAATTCGGGTAAGGCATAGACAACCTCCTCTATGGCCTTGAACCGCGGCCCCGAAAATACCTTAAAGGCATCAACCCTCGAATTTATGAGCCGACAATGCTTCCAATTGACGTAGAATTCAGACTTAACGAAGCTCTGAATATTCCTACATTCGTCCGCAGTTGGAAAGCACGTCCTCAACCTCTCGTATTCACCCCTTAGTTGGTCCTTACGTTTCTCGGTGTAATCAGTGGTAGCAAGCCACTCTTCAAACTCCCAGACCCGAACTTTTGGCAAACAATTCAACCATTGGTGCACAAAATCACGACATTCCTCCAGGAACGCCGGGTCTGGGGTTGGCAAGGTCCGGAAAAGACGCTGCAATGCACCGCAGGTGACCGTGTCTGGGTCATTGGTGTCATGACAAAGTGGTGCGTAACCTGGAACCGCACCCCACGGTAACCTCCGGAACATTGTGCGCCTAGTTTTTCTCGTGAAAGGGACACTGATGATGATTTCATACCGTTCTTTCTGCATCCGTGTTGGTTTTTCGCCTTTACGCAGAATCAGACAATTACTGGGCACGGATGGGCGACAGAAGGATGCACCTGAGGCCTCATTGAGCGCTATCTCAGCAATACGGGCCCCCTGGACGTACACCTTCTTTGAACTACGGTATGGATCTACTGCGCCTCCCAAAAGGAGGCGTGG